CCAAGATCAGTGTACCTACTGCTCAGCCTCGTCCTCGCGGAGCCTTTGCCTACAACACCAATGATGATGAAATTTGGTATTCGGACGGTGTACAGTGGCTTCAGTTCGGAGAACTGGGCGGTGCAACTTACGCAAGCGCAAAAGGTATTGACAGTGTAACTATCGCTGCCGACGCTGACGTTACCTTCAATCTTGGTGCTGAAGTCTTCCCCAATCACGGCTTTACCTCGGTGCCTGCGGTGGACGGATCAACTTTTGTTATTCAAACTGCAGGCGTTTATCAGTTCGATTTCTACGTAGCGGGTGCATCTGGCGAGGAAACCTTGCTTTTTGGAATTTATGTGAATGGAGCAAGCGCAGGCGTTCCCTACTCGTTTAGAGGAGGTCATGTTCGTAGTGACGGAAATGAAACAGTATGTCTAGGACGCGGACTGATTACACTCGCTGCTGATGACGAAGTTACTTTGCATAATCTTACCGACGCCGGTGCAGGTGCAGTTATTGTTACTGCTATTCCGCAATCAACATCTGGTTTTACTGGCTGTAACCGTATGCTTTCTTTGCGATACATTGCATAATTATTTGATCAAATACAAGATTTCTTGTATTTTAACTTACAAGAAATCTTGTTCTTGTATTTTCGTTTCACCGTTAACCTAATTTCTTAAGCGTAAGAGAAGCGTTCACGCCAACTTGACCTCCGGTAGGCGTAACACTAGCAAAGCCAAATTCGGGGGGTTCTTCGCCAGATGTCGTAAGATTATGCAAAGTAACTACATCTCCTGCGGCAAGATCAAGAAATCCACTGCCAACAAGAATGATTTGATCGCTATCCGGAGGATTAACAGCTAATTCACTGCGCACGATATATGCTGGATCGGGAACTGCTCCATTCACATAAATCGCAAATTGAAGAGGATATGATCCATCATTGGTATTCGCATAACCCTGTAGAGAATAACTAAATTCGTAGATGCCAGGATAGACAATAGTAATAGAAGTAAGGTCGGTGATGGTAAGATTGCGAGTAACAACATTGGTTGCAAAGATCACATCAGCATCAGCATCAAGGGTATAACTTGCGCTAGCAACAACAAGAGAAGTGTACGCGACTGATCGTCCGCGATAAAAAGGAAGCCACTGTATGCCGTCTGAGTACCAAATTGAATCGTCTCCAGTATTGTAGGCGATAGCGCCCTTGGGACGAGGCTGAGCGCCAGGAACAAGAATTTTCGGAAGAACACCTACTGCTTGACTGTTATTTGAGTCAAGCGTGAGGTCATTAAAAACCGTTGCAGTCGTAGTCATTTTTAGTAGTAGTTAATATTTTCTTTTTTATGTGGAACGCGATTTTCTAGTGATTTCAATTTCCACCAAATCAACATCATCGTTGTTTTTCTTGTATCGTATTTCGATCGGCGGATTACGACGAGGACCTTTTCTGCCTCGTGGAGGGTCAACGTTAATAGGTTCATTTATAGCTTTCTTACGCGTAAATACACGTTCCTCAACAACACTGGTCGAACCCATTCGACGACTTGCACGTGATGTAGGCGACGACGCTTCAGCTTCTACACAAACCGTAGATGAATAACGCAAACGAATAGCGTCACTGCTAACAATAATGAAGCCGCCTCCGGATGCGCTGAAGGGTGAAGTAAGTAAGCCAAGGTAGTCGACCTTGACTCTTACGCCATCAGTGTTTCGATCAAACCACGCAGGCAAAACAAAATTCGTAAGTCCCACGCTAATATCACCAATATCAACCTTGACTAACGTGTCACATACTGCATAACACGCTTCCATCGCGACAAGTTCACTACCGTTGTTTTCCGAAGCGTTGCCCTCTACCCACATATTAACTTGACGATCAAGAATGTCACTAAAAATCAGTCGAGATAACACCGAGGCCACGGTCAAGGTTGATGTGTCCTTCCAAAGCACCACGCCTCCCATCTCAAGTATCTTTTTTACGTTTACACAACGAAGATCACTGCTATCAGTGTCACTCAACGTATAAACTTCGTCGCCAGGCGTAGTATACAACGATGTTTTTACTACACGTGTTGTTCTCGACCACAACTCACAAAATTTCACACAAAGTTTTTGTAACGCCAAGACCATAATATCAGCGTCTCGCACCGACACCAATGATGAAGTATTACGAACAACAATACGCGTCATCACGAGTAAGTGCAAGTCACGAACGAGTGTAAATATACACCCAACTTATGTTGAGTGTGAAATTTGTTTAAGGCAACTTTACGCCAAAAAGCTTGGTCATGGTCGTTCTGATATTTTCTTCTAACGACTCGTCTTCGTGTTGAAAATTGCTCTTAACAATATTTTCACTTGTAACAACGGTATTAAGATCAAAAATCTCTTTTACCGTTTGAGCGACGTCAATTTCAGTAACTTTTTCGATTCCGACAATAGGAGTTGATTGCGGCACAACAAGACGAGGATTAATACTTTCAGTAAGTAGTATCGGACGGGGTTCACTTTTCACCGGCTCGGTCAAACCGATCGGTTCACTTTTCACAGGTTCAATGATTTTTCTTACAATACGAGGAATAACTTTAGCGGGAACAGGCGGAGTAGGCGGAGTAGAGTCAATTAAAGTTTTTTTTACTGGCTGCGAGCGCGCTTGCGGGGGTACTTGCTGACGTACTTGCGGAGGCGCCGCCACAGGTTTTCTTACTTGACGATCGCGTCTTGCAGGAGTAACAGAACGCGTTGCTTGTCTCACAGGCTTTGCTTGAACAACGGGCTTTGCTTGAACAACGGGTCTTGCCGGTCTTGCAGAAGCTGAGCGCGGAGGAACACTTGGTTTCGCATTTGGCTTTGCAGTTGGCTTGACAGGAGTTTCGCGACGATTGGCGACCCGGCGTTGCGCAGGCTTTGCTGACGCTGCGCGACGGTTAGGATTGTCAACTCTCACTACTTGAATGTGGGGTTGAGCATCAAAACGAATTCTACGTGCAAGATTAACATTGTTTCCGGCATTGAACGTTACTGCTTGCACTATTCTCACTGCAATCGAATGTCCGGTGAGAGGAGCAGTAAGTCTGTTGGCAAAGTCCACTTGACCAGTATGAAGTTCATTGAACCAAGAGGGGAAAACAAAATTTGCAAGACCCACCTTAACCTCGGACTTGGTTGTGATTTCAATGATGAAATCGTTTACCTGAATACAAGGTTCAAGTGCATATTGCATGGGCTTAGTGCGATCGTCGATCCACTTTATGCCAAAAGTATCAACAAGAAACTCTGCAATCACGCGAAAAAGCATCGCGCCGACGGTTTGAGTCACATGATCTTTGTAAAGTACAACACCTCCGTGCTTGAGTACTTTAGAGGCAGATACCAAGACTTCAATCTTGGAACTGTAAACAGTGCATTTTTCGTCGTTATCGGTAAGAATAATGGTCACCTTGTGGGCATCACTATTCAAACCGAACACGAGGTCGGGATGTTTAAGGCCCCATTCGCGACAAAGCATAGGAACCAAAACATGGCAAGCTTCGGCGATGTGACCAAAGTCAGTCTGGCTGACTAGCGTTGAGCGGTTTTCGATCAACATTCTTACTACTGGTGGTGATTTGTTTTCACTGTTTTCAGTGAAAAATAATTGACAAGCTATGTTTAGCATTTCAATTTTTGCTCTTCGCCTTACCCTTAGACTTGGCCTTGGGCGGCGGAGTGCTTTCGTCGTCTTCATCAACATCAACTTCGATGTCGTCGTCACCGTCTTCGTCCTCGTCGCCGTCGTCGGATTCGTCCTCGACTACTTTAGCCTTGGCCTTGGCCTTGGGCTTCTGCTTGGGCTTCTCTGCCTTCTTACTTTTCGATTTGGATTTGGTTTTCGCTTTTTCGTCGTCACTGTCACCTTCGTCACCTTCGTCGTCACCGTCTTCGTCATCGGATACCACCTTTGACGGCTTCTTTGAACCCTTGAGCCCTGCGGCTTTGGCGAGTGTCTTGCGCGGATCGCGATCTTCGTTAAAGTCTTCATTGTCACTGTCATCATCGCCAGCAGCACGACGAGGCTTGGGAACGTCATCATCGTCGTCATCAGCGACAGCAGTATTCTTGCCCAAAAGACGACGAGCGGGAACAGATGAAGTTCCCGAAACCGGCGTGAAATTTGCTTGAGAAACACGGAAATGCAGAGAACCTACATAAGGCGTTTCTCCGTGAGCGCCCCAGTAAATACCCTCATACTTAACACATGGCATAATAATGCCGCGACGGTCAACATAGCGAAGAGCGCTAACTTCAACATCTCCTGGACCGTAAAACTTGGTGTGACAAATCAACGGCTTGGAGCCCGAGGAAGTCTTGCCGCCAGTGGTAACGAGCTTGATGTACATGCGCTGCGGCTTGGTCTTGTCCGAGCGCTTCTTCTCATCGAGCTTGTAGCTGAATGCGGGCTTGATAACATCAGAATAGTCATCGCCTTCAACACCGCGAATAGCACTAGAGACCATCGTGGGCAACGTGGAATTCTTGCCCTTGGAATGCTTCTTGGCTTGCTCAACAGCAATCTCGCCAATCTTCTCGATGGCATCCATCAAGGCTTGCTCTTGCTCGGTGGGCTCTTCGATGGTATTCATTGAGGTCATAGGGTAGCAAAGCTGCAGACCCTTGGAGTTTTCGGGTTTCTTGTCTTCTTCTTTGACATTGAGATCGTAGGAGTGATTAACACCAAACGTTGTTTGTTCGGGAAAGGCGAGGTAAAGAGTGCACTTTTCGCCTTCGTCATCGAGGTAATGACCATAGCTCATGGTGTTACCAATCTTCTTCTTGCCGATAGTGTATTCGATGCGCTTGGGGTCGTCGTGAACGAGACGAGACGCATCAAAGGTCGTGATGTCTTCGATCACGAAAATCTTGTCGGACTTGGTCTCAGACTTGGCACCTGCGGACTTTGCAGAAGACTTTGCAGGTGCGGCCTTAGTTTTGGACTTGGCGGAGGCAGTTTTGGCAGAGGTTGAAGGCTTTTTGGTGGACATTGATAAGGTGCCGATAGGTTTGATTTGGTTTGCTTTAGGTAGTAAAGATGTTGTACTTAACATAGGAAAAAAGTGTCTTTTCACTTTTTTCGATTTTTCGGTTCTCGATTGGTGGTGTTATTCAACGACGATATTGAGTGCTTAAACGATCTGCAAGATCATTACCTTCATTCCCTGAATGACCCTTGACCCACTGAAAATTCAATGTAGAGCCAATCCGTTGGTGATTTTCACATTCGCTGGCAATCTCTCTCCACAAGTCTTGATTTTTTATTTTCTCCCATCCTTTTTCATTCCATTTAACAATCCATCCACTAATTGAACTCGTCTTATCTATTTTTGGCGTCAATGGATGTACGATACCTCCAAGCACGTATTTACTATCAAGGTAGAGTGTAGCTCGACATGGTGTAGGTAACAAGCGTAAAAGAGCAATACAACCACGCATTTCCATGCGTTGATTTGTTGTGTCAGTTTCGCGGCCGTAGTCGCTCCACCAAACATTAACTTTTCCCGTATGGTAAGTGTAACATGCACCCCATCCACCACGTCGATCTTTGCAACACGATCCGTCACTGTAGCCTTTGATGATCCTCAAGGATGATTTCATTAAAATGTAATATAATGTGAAATGTAACATCGTCGCATTAAATCATTTTTTTGAATATAAAGAATTCGTTGCGTAAGCGTACAATGCTAAAAGTTGCATTCATCGGTCCGGTAGGCGTAGGCAAATCAACACTTATTCATCGTATAAAATATGGTAATTACAAAGAGCAAGTGCCGACCGTAGGCATGTCGTTTTTCGAACTTCTTGTTGGACGTCATCGAGTGTCGATTTGGGATTGCTCTGGACATCAACGTTTTGGGTTTTTAATCGATAAGTATATCAAAGATGCACACATTGTCTTTGTTTGTTCAGATCAACAGAATTCGCGCTTTGCATTGAGCTTGCTTGACGATAACAAGATAGATTTGGCCTCGTCGGTTTTTCTTCTTGGCACTAAACTTGATCACGCTCAAGATACCGTGACCGAATTTGAAGATATTATAGCAAGACGCGAATATGAAAACAAGCACAACTATACATATATTTCGACTAGTTCGTTAACTAGTCGAGGCGTTACAGAAATTGAACAGATAATCAGGTACGTTGCAGACAAAGAACTCAATAAAGAGTGGGACGATAATGAGAATCTTATCGAAGATGGTCCTACGTGTCTTCAGTGCCTTCGGTGCACAATTTCTTGACGCTGTTTACAATACCTTCAGTGGTGAGTTTTTCTTTCTGCTCATTAAGATCAGAGAGTAGCGCTTGAAGACCTTCAACGCCTTCTTTGTCATACGTATCGCCGCTCCATACCTCATAAAGCAGAGGCCGAGAGGAAAAGTCGAACTCGAACTTGATGTCTACGCTTTTGATCAATCCGGGTAGTTCGGCTTTTACACGTGTCGCGTCTTCCGTAAGCTCAACAATTACGCTCTTACAATGTTCAATTGCATCTTCTGTACTGAGATTTTCACACTCATCAATGACTTCTTGTAGTAGTTCACTACGACTGGGTCGAGCAAGGTCTTTGGAAAATTCAAGAGCTCGAGAAAAAATCTCTCGCGTAGTTTCGTCGAGGCGGTCAAGAAGTTCAATAGTTTGCTTGAAATTGTTCATGAAAAATATTATTACTCGAAAATATCTCTTTATAGTAGTAATAATGCAATTTTATTTAATACTTGTCTTTGCAGCGATTTTGCTTTTTGTCCTTGTCATTCTCGATCGAACACGTGATCATTTCAATTTTACGTGCCAAAGTCAATGTATTTCGTCATCGTCGTTTGACGGAAGTGGAAGTGGAAGTCAAACGCCAGAAGATGCTTATGGTTGCTGTGATTGTTTAACTACTAACGTTCATAATATGGGAGAGCCCAAGTATGACTTCGATCCCAAGTTCAGAAAATGCATGTGCAAGTTCGGCTACGATGATTTTTGCTTCACACAAAGCACGGATTTTTTGCTAAGTCAATAAATTAACGTAACAAAAGTTACGTTGAAGTAGGTTAAAGCGCTTTGTAGCCGTTGACCTCCAGTGCCTTGCACACTGCATCGCAATCCGCCGTTTTTCGTAGTATAATGCTACTTTGCATCGGACACGTCTCTATCCATGTGTCATCCCAGACCACTGACTCGTGTAGATGTGGCGGCAACATCATAAACACATCATCATATTCTGTCGAAACGAGGCCGATTCTCTTGCCGTCGCGTGAAATAGCGTATTCTTTCTGCGTGATGCGGGACATTTGTAGAAGTGTGTACGATGAAATGAGAGTAATCTTTTAATTCATTTTTTCAACTGTCAAAATCTATGATATTTGTGCCGAGGTGAATACATGTGTCAGTCAAAAAGTACTTGGGATTGGCCTTGGAAAGCACCATCAAGTTTTTCTTCTGCTCTTTCAATAACTTCTGATACCCGAATTTCGCTCCCAGTAACGCGCCCGCGATAGCCGCGTTGGTGTCGGTGTCGCCTCGCAATTCAATAATCCACCTATACGCGTCAGTGTAATTGTCAAAGTGTAAATATGCATAAAGCGCGACGTAGAGCGCAATCACTACCCAACCATTGTTTCGTCCCGACACTTTGCGCTCTTTCTTAGCCAACGCATCGTCTATGGCCTCTTGGATAACCTTATCAACGGGCTTGTACTCTTTGAGAAACTCAACAATGTTCTTTTTACTTTTTTCGTGCAACAGCTTACGCAAAATTCGATAATAGAGTCGAGAGCAATCTTCGTTGATAGGATTGGAATTGGTAATGTGACAATCAAGTAGCGCATCTTCTTCGTCATCGAGCAGCGCTAGGGGATACGCTCTCATCAACGATCCGTTACTTTGAGTTCGTTCATTGATGTCAACCTCCATCACCAATCGCTCGTAACGCTTGTAAAAACCGTTTAGCGTAGTGATGCCTTTGAAGAGGGCACGAGTGTTGCGTCCCATAGATTTGACACCGGAGTTTGCCCACGAGATGTAGGTGTAGGTGACAAACTCGCTGTCGTATCTTCTTACAAGATAAATTGTATTGAGTAAAGTAAAAGCCATTTGTGTGTCGTCGGTTATGCTACCAACTTTTTCTACTCGTTGACCTTGAAAGCGAGTGTTGATGACGATTTCGTGTTCGAGTTTGCCCGTGTAAGCAACTTTACTATTGAATTCGTGAGGAGCGCCTAAGGCATCGCCTAGAGCGTGGGCAACGATCATGCCATTAATTCGGTCTTTGCTCATGAATGTCATTATCAGAAAAAAAAGTTGATAAGTAATAGATTTTCACTTTATCGTATCATTTTTATGAACACCTATTTTCTTGTATTATTGCTCTTTGTGGTGATACTTTTGGTTTTATTCGTTTCGACGAGAGAATACTATGTGCGAAATTTTGTCAAACTCGATCATGGCTATTATGGAGGATGGAATCGGCCATGGTGGTTTTACGATCCTTCGTATTATGTGAATATCAAAAACTTGGACGATAAGTGACGACTACAACGGTCAAAATGCAGTGATTGTTGACGAGCTCGAAAAAGTTGTTCCACCATGGGTAGTACCCGGGCTCAAACTGGTGCAATATCTCGCGCGAAATTCAAGTTTGCCCTATTTTGGGAACGCGTTGATTGATATTTTCTTGAGTCTGTCGATGATCTCAACTTTTTAAAAAGTTGAGATAAAAAATACATACACAACATCAGAATGTCAGAAGTGGTCAACGCCATACTCGCAAGTTTGGTCTTTGACAAGGTCGACCAAAAAGAAGGCTTCACCATTTATGCCGCATTAACGCCTAGCGCATTGGGCGACGGTCATAAGCAATACTTTTTAGCTTTTGTACCTACACATCTTGCGGTACTCAATCGAGCGCGTCTTCACGAACTCAATTGGCAAAATGTGCAATCACGGTCAATTGCTAAAGGTTATCGCATTACACCGCAAAAATGGGACATGCCGAGAAACATCGCGGATCCGATATTTACCATGCAAAGTCGCGAGCGCGATTACTCATCATATACCAGTGATGTACCCGTGGAAATGCTTTTACTCAATGATGTAAAGAAACACACCAAATATCAGCATCACAATCGAGTTTCACTTAGTGGAGCGCTTGCAACTTTTTCTTGTGTGATCAACTTGTTGTCGTCATCATCTTCGTCCGCGCCGCCCGACCTCGAATTCATACCCGATGTTACTTGAAGGACAAGTTGCATGCAGAATACTCCTTGACAAAACGGTCAAGAAGAGAATAAAGACGATTAACATTAGTCGTCTTGTCGGGTTTGACATGACTAGTGTTAAGCGGAGGCACCCTAAATGAATGACTTTCACGGTCAAATTTCAAGCAACGTATCTTTTTTATACGACCATCACGAAGAATGATGTCCGTAGAGGGAATTGCGTGAAATTGTAATCCGATCTGAATAATCGATACCAATTGCTGTGCTTCTTTACTCGTTAAATTGTGTTTCTTACGCAAATCATTGACATAGGAAAGGATAAGTTGTTCGCGAAATTGACGAGGCTTGACCTTAGACCATTCAGTATTATCAGCTGCAGCCGTACGCTTCTGCTTTTCCTCTTCTAAAACATCTTCACGACGCTGAATCTCTCTAGGAGACGAAAACTTGAGTTTGTTCTTAAAGACATTCATCGTGATCCTAAAAACTTCGACAGGATCATCGCTAATCGCGACAGTCTCTGCTTTTCCTCGTGTTTTCACCAACAATACCTTCTTTGTCGAGTCATACTTTAGCCCAGGGGGAAACTTATTAGTAGCGCACGAGAGAAAAAGATCTTTCCAGAATGGATCGAGTGTATATTTTGAAGCGTCTTCAAAAATTTGGAAATGGATGATTGTCATATTAAAAACGTACTTGTATGTTAGTAATTTTTTCAGTTTTTATTTCTTTCGTTGATCGTGTGTAATGCCTAAAGAAAAGAAAGAAAAGAAAAAGTCCAAGCGTGTTGACGACAATGTAGTGAAAATTACTAAAGTGCCGATGAAAAAAGATGATGGGCCTAAAATTTCAACGCACACGTCATCGTCGTCTGCCCGTTCAACGTATGTTTCTCAGTCGTCGGTACGAGGCAGAACGCCCAGTCGAGTACCCCAAGTACGTTCAACGTCTGTTGGTAGTACAAGAAATGCAAAGGCTGTAACACTGGAACGCTCAACGTCAATGCAAACTATCAACACTAGTAAGCCGTCAAGATCGATTTCGCTTTCGCCAAAACCTATACATCGTGAAAAGCGTCGCTCTAACATTAAGGAAACAAAGTCCGAATCGAAGCCCGAAGCAAAGCCTAGCTCGAAGTCTGAATCGAAGCCTACCTCGACAACGAAGTCCACATCGAAGACCGTTACGAAGTCCGTTTCACAGTCCACACCCAAAGTCGAAATCGTAGTCAAAGCTGCTGGTGGTTATGGTCATGTATTGACCTTCATCAAGCAGCAAATCTACCCCAACGATCTTCCTGTCGAGGTTTATGAGCATGTTGCAAAGAAATTTCACTCTGCACTTTTACGCATTAAGATTGATGATGACCGTGAAGAAAAGAACATTGATGACCTTAGTGACGAAATTCTTATCGCAATCTACGAATGTTCAATTGCGCCAAGATTCATGAGCATCGAAGTCTACAAGAATTGCTTGCGCAGAGACATTTATCTTAGCCTCTACGCTCAAGTTACCGGTGCCAAGTTGTGAACCATCATGTGTGAAGATTTCCCATTTAAAAAAATGGGAAGGTAAGTGTGGGCTAATTTTAGATGTCTGTCAAGACATTTATTAGCTCGTATTTTCTCTAGATAGTTGAACTAGAGAAATTTATCAAGGCGATCGATTAAAGGCAATCTCTATTGATTGGTTAGTTAGTTTTCTAAACGTAATGTCGTAAATAATCAAACACTGTGTCTCGGACACGATACGACGTTTAACCTCTATAAAGTCTTGATCAACGGTTGATGGAAAGGCAGTATTTTTCCATATCGTGACCCGACGTGTGACGAGGTTATCGTCTCTTTTACTCATACCAAGCGTGAAACTCGAACTTTAGTGTACGTATGATTAATGTACGCAACGTTTTAAGTATTTTTCATTTTTAGGTTTTTTGTGTATCATACAAATCGTGTTTGGGGTATCATTGATTTTCAAAGGGCTTCCTGAAAGAAGTTGACAGTGCAGAGAATTTTGTTTCGACATTCCTAAGATGGCGTGCTCCATTTTCGGTAACCTTTGTTCTGATGAGAATGAGTGTTTTGAGATTGCTAAGGTATTGCATACTTGCATCGGTAACACGTGTCGCGTAGAGATTAAGATGAGAAAGTTTGCCGAGTGCCTTTACACCTTCATCGTCAACTCGTGTATCTGCAAGAACCAGACGATGAAGATTGCCGAGATGCTTTACGCTTGCACTAGTAACTGATGTTCTAGAAAGATTAAGCGAATAAAGCGCGCCGAGCATTTTTACGCTTGCATCACTAACTGACGTTCCTGAAAGATTGAGTGTGTGAAGTGCACCAAGCAAACTTACACTTTCGTCACTTACCAGACTGTTATCGTAAAGACTAAGTGTATGTAGTCGTGTCAAGTATTTCACTGATTCGTCGCCGACTCCTAGAAAATCAAGACTGAGTGTATGAAGATTGCCGAGCAATTTTACACTTTCATCGGACACTGACGTTGCTGAAATATCAAGCGTGTGAAGATTGGTAAGCATTTTTACCGAGTCGTCGGTAATTGCTCTAACGCTGTTAAGACTTAGAGAGTGAAGATTGCCAAGTAATTTCACACTTTCATCTGTGACATTAGTATAATCCAAGATAAGCGTGTGTAATGCAGTGAGGAATTTTACCGACTTGTCAGTCACTCTAGTTTGAGAAAGTTCAAGCGTGTGTAATGCAGTGAGGAATTTTACTGACTCGTCAGTCACGTTAGTTCTGGAAAGTTTGAGTGTATGAAGATTGGTAAGTTGTAGAACACAGTCATTGATGATTGACGAACCCGACGCATCAAGATAGCGAAGATCGCGATGAAGTACTTTGATACGATTTTCATCACAATACATACGAATATTTACAAATGGCAAAAAAGCACCACCTTTGTAATAATAAATTATGTGCTGAGATCCAATAACACACAACGAGGACATCGATTTGGAGACTAGACGCAGGTTCTTCCACGTGTTAACGTCCGCGGACTTAACAATGGAAAGAAAACAATCGTTGTTGAGAAATGACATGAATAAAATTTGGATATGTTAACAAAAATCATATCCAAATTTCAATTTTTGATATATGTAAAAAATTTATCGAAATTAATGAGTGCAAGACAAGTCGACCCTCGTTTTGAGACTAGCTATGTCGCAGACTACCAAGGTGTTTGGTCGTGGCGGAAGGATAGTATGATGATACCTAGTTGGCTTGCGGAACCTAATTGTTGTATGCAAGATGGAGAGCCGGTAAGTCCGGGCTATCGTCCCAAGCGTCAAGACAAAGGTTATGATCTTACGGTCAACGACTATCCTTACCATCGTGTTCAACTTCGTGGAGGTATGTGGTCGAACGTAGTCTATAACACCAATAGCGATCTCGTTGGTCGTAAGAATGATCCTATCGCATCTCGTGGCTACAATTATCTTTGAATGATGTTTTTATTTCTCTTTATTGAGAGAAATAAAAATTCTCTTGATCAAGAGAAAATGACTAAAGCGACTCAAAGCGCTTTATGGTTGATGACTCCTGTGCGGTTGATTGAATTCGTGTCGTGTGACACGAATAAGTTAAGCTTATCTATCGAGAAGTGATGCGACGCGTCTGAAAGCTTGGCGATCCCAACGATTGCCCCAAGCCTGAGGCTCTTGAGTAGAGCAGAAAAAGACACAACGAATGCCGGGGATTTCCTCTCTCGCCTTCTGTCGCCATTCGCGAGCAATAGCTTCCGTAGGCGCAACAACGACTGCGAGGTCAGCATGGCGATAATAACCTGAACCCAATCCTGCACAATCCCATACGTTCAAGCACACATTGCGCGTGCCTATAGTATAACGCAAAGGATGAACTTCAACGCCAATGGTAGGAGGTTGTTGGGGCACCGCATCAGCACCGAGTAGCGCTTGTAACACCGTGTGTGTTTTTCCGACTTGAGACGGGCCAATCACTATCACCTTGTAGGTATTGGCATTGGCACGAGGTAGGTAACGACGACGAATACGTGAAATCGGCATGTGTGAAACTCGAAGAGTAAAGTGTGTAAACTCAAAGTGTAAAATACAAAAGATGGTTTGACTTTATAAAGTCAAACCCACATTTCAATTTTCTTATACCGTCAAAATTGCTCCCCACCAACCACCGCCATAATCAACAATCATTGCTTTCTCTTTGGTAGTACCAGAAACACGTTGATGTCGCCCACTAACATCATATATAATATATGACACGTCCTCGATTTCTTCTGCATCGAGATTATTAACCTTATTCACCATCCACTCATATGAAACTGCGATCGCGCGCTCTTTAGTGTCTGTATTTTGTACAATTAAAAGAGCTCCATTTTTGATGTCCGGATGCTTGAAAAAGTAAGGCTCGACGACTGTCGGTAGCCACCTAACCTCAACCTCATTGACAGACGTAGACGACGTCCTCCATCTCATCAGACTTTCCTTGCCAAAGAAGATTAATTGATCTTCAGACGATCTAAAATCACGAATACTTTGATAATTTTCCTCTAGACTTTGCTTTTCTTTGATTTTTGTCAACGCAGTGGCATTGTGAATCTTTTCGACTTCGAGATAAGACAATAGACGATCACGTGTTTCCTTCGATGGTACAATAATCTTACCGTCGGCATAAATCACCGTATTCTCAAGAGTAAGTTTTTTGCGCAAGGAGTCGATGTCGTAAAGATGACCAGGAATTACAACAAAGTCCTTCTTACCTAGAGATCCCTTCATAGAATATGTGTAAAGTGTATATTGTTTGAGATATTCGGCGATTTTCTTGTTTTTACGATAGGTTTCGAGATCTGAATCATTATCCGTACGAAGAGGATCATTCTTGTAGGGACTAGAGAACGGAACGTCATTGATGGGTACTGAGCGTGTAATAGGAATGTAGTAGCCTCCGTCTAACCACAGTCCACGAAGGCCGTTATCGTCGTTGCCATCTTGCTCTTTGATTTTCAATAGATGCTCTTTGATAAAGGCAAGCGCAACGCCAATTTCTACCATGTGAATTTTCTTAGTGATCTTGACATCCAATGGCGGTGACGGTGGCGTAATCAGCGTCAACGAGACCGACTTATAGTCAAATGTCAGCGCTCGTGATTTTCCACTATCATCAATGATTTGTGATATCGCGTCAGTGGTAAACTCTAAGGTCATCGTATTACTATACGATGACTTTTCTTTTCTTTATTATACAGGAATCTCATAGTACTTGTGTATTACGTTAAGCGTCTTCTCGTGGGGAAAGCTGATTTCACAGACTTGGATGTCCTGTTCAATAACCAAGATGGCAATTTCTGCCGGCGTTTTCGGAATCTCATCACTGAAACTCGAAAAAAATGAACTACTCCATCCCTTGAACGTAGTAAGATGAAAATAAATGTCTTGAAGCGAATCCGCGTCGTAATACTCGCTTTCGTTGTCGTGGGAAAAGATAAAATACATTGAGTTGAAATGATGATGATGATGAGCGATAAAAAGGTTATTGAAGTTTCATTTTTTTATTGAGTGGTGTCAAATTTCGTTGTCCATGTTGGGTGGGCGGACTGTTCCGAAAGCGGCAAGTACCCAGTCAGGGACGTTTTTCCCTTCGACTCGAGTACCGTCAACCTCTACGACGTTAGAGGGGAAATATCCGCGGCAGTATCCGCCACCAAAGCGTCCAAAATTTCCCGTACAAGCACCGCAGTTGTTTTCCGTGCGAGATAGCCATCCGAAATGACCGAAATCACAGCGGATACCTTCGACGCCGCAACACGCTTGCGATAGCCATTCGTGGTCAAGTTCGAGTTCGGGCCCGTCGGATGCGACAAGCACGCCATCATCGTGACCAAAGCAGTAGTACGCGGTAAAGGTTTTGTTATCCATTATTCGTTAGAAGATGAGAAGAAAAAGTAAGTAGGGATGTTTTTTTGTGATAAAGCTAATTCTATATTTCATTTTTTTCATAGACGACACTTTTATTTATTCGTCACTGAGCTTGATGGTGTTGGAGATGAGAATCTTGAAAGGTGAAATGCGTCGAAGCTTGGTTGCAATAAGCGTCGACAGGGTTTCTTGTGAACGTTCGAGAACAAAACGATCGATGACGTATGTAGTGTTGACGAGCGTCATGGCGTTTTGTCGTGCGTAGTCTCCTCGGAAGCCTCGTTGGAATACGTTCTTCATAAAAATTAGCTTGAGTTGATCTTTGATTTCTGACGCCCGATCGTCGAGATTTTTGTTGTCAACCTCGACTTCAATGCCGAGTTTTTGCAAGGTCTCGAGGGCATGTCGCACGGTCACACGCATTTCCTTCAACGCCTTGGAGAAAATACCGTTGTCGCGACACCACGACTCAAAGTTGCGGTAGCCACGAACTTCATCGTGACACAACGACCAGACTCTCAATGCAGAGGTCAAACAATCCTTACCGTGAAAGATTGATTGACGATCGCGAAGAACTTCCATTGCTGTGTCGTAGCTTTCCTTGCTCTCTCTTGGCTTCTTTGACGGTCGATAAAAGAGACCGAGCTGAAGGTCGACCCATGCAGCAACCACTACAGAAAGATATGTTTGAGAGCAAGCGACCAGACGTCCGGCCTTGATGGACAATGGCAGTCTTGCGACAATACGTCCAATGTCAGTGACTTCTATACAACCTTGATTTCTGACAAGAATGTCATTGTCAAGCAAAAACTCAACATCTCTCTCCACTCGACGTTCGTCGCCAAGGATTTCAAGCGGCAGTTTCAACGAAACGAGCTTGATAATTTGCTGATAGAGTGGATTGCGTAACGCCTCGCTAGCAGAATACGGAGCAAGACACGTGTATTGCATTTCGCTCATCATCACATACGCAGTGCCACGGCGACCTTCGCGGCCTACTCGACCCGTGGCTTGTTTGATGTTTGACTTTGATGCTTTCTCTAGCGCAAGATGCTGAGTTCCGTCAGTGTCAATGTGAATGACCTTTCTCATACCGCTGTCAATGAGAAAATCCAAGTTGCGAATGGTAATTGCATTTTCCACAATGTTTGTCGCACAAATGATCTTTCTCTTGCCGTTAGCATCGGGAACAATAGCAGCTTCAATATCTTCGCGAGCGAGCTGAGAATGAAGCGCGTGAATTTCGCACTGGTCAAAGGTCTTGTCATGTGAAAGGTCATCCATCAAATTATCGATATCGTCTTGTCCAGGTAAGATTACCAAGATGTCGCCGCGCGTGCTGGAGGTCATGATGTCCTTTGTGATGTCGATAATGCGATCCTCTTCGTCTTTGAGAAAGTGAATGTCGGTATTACATGCTTCTTCGCAAGCAAAGACCAAAGGCTTGATAGAGGTCAACGATGTCAAGCTCGAGTCGTCGAACGTTGCAGAGGAAACAATGATTTGTAGTTGAATGGGTCGGCTGCGTTGAAGCCAAAAAAGTACCTTGATCGCGAGGTCTGTGGTCCACGAATGATCGTGAGCCTCGTCGATCATCACAATGTAACGTGTCTTTTCGTCTAGATTCTTGATTGTCGGCAAGAATGACTCTAGCCAGTAGCCCACGGTATACATTGTTACATGATCGTTTTTGCTGCCAACAACGTCGTCTCGCATCGAGTAACCCACCTTTTTCTTGTTGGCGATCTTGCTATTTACAAACTTGTACATTTCTTTGATAGAAACACGAAACGGCATGAGCGCAGCACAAACACATTTTTCGCCACGAAGACGAAGAACATCACAAACATCAGCCATCGTGGTGATCGAGGCAAAGGTCTTGCCATAGCCAGTGGGGTAAGAAAGGTAGGTCAGTTGTTGTCTATTAAGCAATGCAGTACGCATGCGCGACGGAACGTCAGTTGAATAAATCTTGGGCATGTTAGTCGTAGTCGTAGTCACCGTCGTAGTCATCGTCGTAGTTTTAGAATTCACAAAGTGTAAAGTAAAAGTGTATCTTCTGCTACAATGGATGATTCTACATTTCATTTTTTTTAACATGTAGACTAGTTAAAGGAAAAAATAGGGTAAGTGTAATGTCGTACTCTATTGCAGTAGGAACAAATGCCCAAGCTCTTGGCTCTTACAGTGTAGCTATAGGTGATGGCGCAATAGCTGATGATAGACAAATTACGATAATCGGGACGTTTTCTATTCCACGAAGCGAATACATGGACTGCACACTTACATACCTTGAAGGTGTTCACGGTAAACATGCTATTGATCAAGTGAGGCGGGCACTTGGTCAATAATAATTTTCATGGGGAGGTACCCACGAAACTTTGTAAAAAAATTGTAAAAAGGTGCAACGATTTTGATAAAAATGGAGTGATTTTATTTTAGCCACTGCATTTTTGTGTTGATGAAAAGTCGATAATTTGATGAAAGTTGTGCAGGCTTCGACAAGTATAGCTCCAGACTTCATGATAATACTTGCCGATAGTGACACCCGGACGATTGCGTTTTCTTGCCTTTTTTCCTGCAGAGAATATATCTACAATGTCGTTTTGTGAAATCCATATCAAATTATCGACTTCTACCCAACCTACACGAGCTTTGATAAAGTCATCAATAATTCGTTGCTTATGCGAGCCGTCAATTCGTCCAAAAATAACAAACTCACGGTTTGTCGACACAAACATTCCCACCGTATCAGAGGCAATGTCAATGCCAAGCGTTTCTTCTTTGAATTCTCTTCTCGCAGTCTCAATGATGTCACGGTCAAATCTGCTGGGCCGACCGCCGATAGTTGTGTTTCGTGGTCAACACCAAAAAGATAGTATCGTGTGTTGTCGAGTTCGGTGTAAAGGATGACGTTTGCTCGGTGGTAAGTGGTAGCTTGCAAATCGAAAACTTGATGAGTGTAAAACATTTTTATCTAATTGTTATGTAATTCTCTTTCCCAAGTTTCAGTTTTCATATGTCGATTTTTAAACAACGGTATGATCTTGAAAAACGTAGACGTATAGCACAGGACATTCTCACCAAATTTCCAAATTATGTTCCTGTCATTGTTGAAAGTACAGATAAAAAGACTAAACAACGCTCATCAAGATATTTACTAGATGGCGAAACAAGCGTGACGAGGTTAATCTACGAAATTCGAAGCCAGCTTAACATCGACTATCATCAATCATTATTTTTCTTTGTTCACGGCACAATGCTTCCTACGACGCTGTCATGGCCACGATCTATGATCGTTATCACGAAAGCGATGGACTACTTTATATCAACTACGGTAGCGAGTCGACTTTTGGATGATTCGCGCTCACTTCACTCATTTCGTTCATTTCACTCTGTTGAGTGAAGAATATATACACACGTGTACGCGATTTACAAGCGGCGACAGCGAACATAAGGATTTTCACACGCTACTGAAGTGTGACCAACTTCGCCACATGTGCTACATGCGTGGTGGCGGCAAGTGCCCGGGTGATGAGCATCGCGGCAAGTTTCGCAGAAGGGCTTGGTGCGGCAAGTGTCTTCTGTGTGACCATTGCGAAGACACTGCTTGCACTTTTGCAACTTGAAGCACTTCTCTGTAGTGTGACCAATCACGTTGCAGTGTTCGCACTGAGGGGCGCGGCACTTGTCCTCGGTGTGACCTTGATAACCGCAGCGGTCACACTTGAGCTTGGCAAAACACATGTCTTCAGCGTGACCGAGCTTTTGGCAAAAATCACAAAAGGCAATGCGACACTCGGCTTCGACGTGTCCAAACTTGGAGCAATTCGTACACTGCGGAACATCACAATCCGTGTCAATGTGACCTTGAGCATTGCAACGTCTGCAACGAACCTTGGGGCAGTCACTGACGTAATGTCCGACTTCGCGACAATACTTGCACATCTCCCACTTGCAGTTGATGGGCTTGGGATTTCCGGTAAAAGACTTGGGGACTTGGCCCTTTCCGATCGAGGCTTCACTCTTCGAGGAACCACTCGTCGAGGTTGAGCTCTTCGAGGTTGCGCGATTCGCCGCAGCACGCTCGACGAGCGTCTTGGGGGTAATGGTAATAATGTAGGTGCTGCTCATGAAAAAAGAATAAGTGTACTACCTTAACAAAATCAAAAAGTAGATTTCAGTTTTTTATTGTTAACACTTATACTTTTTTAACTTGACTTGTTGTGTTGAGGTTCACCTCGGTAAGGTTGTTTTTTCGAGTGCGGTATTTTTGTCACCAAGGTAGGTGTTTTTTCGAGCGCGGTGTTTGTCACCTTACCTTGGTAAGATGATCGTTGGTCATGTAGTTACTTGTTCTTCTTAGCGGGCTTCTTAGCGGGCTTCTCGTCGCTGCTGCTATCGCTGTCGCTATCGTCCTTCTTGGCGCCCTTCTTAGGCGCGGCCTTGGCGCCCTTCTTTGGCTTCTCGTCGCTGCTGCTATCGCTGTCGCTGTCCGCATCCTTCTTGGCGCCCTTCTTAGGCGCGGCCTTGGCGCCCTTCTTGGGCTTAGCATCGCTGCTGTCGTCATCGGAATTGCTGTCAGAGTCGCTATCGTCCTTCGGCGCTGGCTTCTTGCCGCCCTTGGGCGCAGCCTTGGCGCCCTTCTTGGGCTTCTCGTCCTCGCTGCTGTCGTCAGAGTCCGAGTCGTCGGCCTTGGCACCCTTCTTGGGCTTCTCGTCAGAGTCAGACTCGTCGTCCGAGTCGCTATCGCTGTCATCATCACCCTTCTTTGGCGCAGGCTTCTTGCCCTTAGGTGCGGCCTTGGCACCCTTCTTGGCCTTGGGTTTGGACTTGGGCTTCTCATCCTCGTCGTCAGAGTCCGAATCGCTGTCGCTATCATCGTCGTCCTTCTTTGGCGCAGGCTTCTTGCCCTTGGGTGCGGCCTTGGCACCCTTCTTGGGCTTGGGTTTGGACTTGGGCTTCTCATCCTCGTCGTCAGAGTCCGAATCGCTGTCGCTATCATCGTCGTCCTTCTTTGGCGCGGGTTTCTTACCGCCCTTCTTGGGTGCGGCCTTGGCACCCTTCTTGGGCTTCTCGTCCGAGTCGTCGCTCGACTCTTCATCACTATCATCGTCCTTCTTGCTCTTCTTCTTCTTCTTGTCAACCTCGTCAGAGGCAGCCTCCTTCTCCTTCTTGTAGCGATCCTGATCAACCTTGGCGAGCTTCTTGTACTTGGCCTTCTTCTTGTCATCAAGCTCGGCCCACAACTTTCCAATCTCCTTCGAGATTTCCGGCAGGTTGTACTTGGGGTGCTGCTTCTTGACCTTCTCACGGACGTCGTTGGAAAAGAGAATGTAAGAAGACGTGGCACGCTTCGGTCCGGTCTTCTTCGCAGCCTTCTTCTTGTTAACAGTCTTGTTGGGGTCGTGAACAGCACAGTACTTCTTGTCTTCCTTGAGTGCGCGAGTGCAGCGCACGCCCTTAGCGGTGGTTCCCTTGCATGTGTGCATTTTGTCTTTGCAGTAAATGTGTAATGTATGCGTGATGTTTACCACAATTGTAATATTTAGATTTCAGTTTTTTATATATACATAGGGCGCCACTGTATTTTTACTAAAATATCGAAAACGATACGTATTCGTGTTAAAAGACACGAAATGATAATCGATTATTATTTCCATGAAAGTGTAAGATAATAACGCTGACGATAATGTTCTATGTAATCTCCGGCACTCAACTCTAGTCCATCACCTTTTGCAAGAATCTTGATTGTAGAAAGTAGTTGTTCACCAAGAGGTTCACTCAAGAAAATTTCCACCTTACAGTCACAGTCATAGTCATGCAGTGGATGGGCTGCGCGTTCTCGAGCTAGTTCAAGAAATTCATTATAGAGTATCCGAGACGGAGAAATTAGGAGATTACGATTCTCACGTTTTTCAGCCTCTATAGCACGTAGATTTTCTGCGATGGTTGTCATCTCAGTAATATATGGATAATTCTATTTATTTATTTAATACTTTTTAGTGTAACAGTTGTCATTTTCAAATCGAGTGTGATATATGGATAATTCCACATATTTATTATTTTTTGTGGGCCGTGAGGGTCACGTCACCCCGTTCACTTTGTCTCCGCTCGAGCGCCCATCTTGTTTGACGACTCCTTGCGAACGGCGTATTTCGCAACGACGCCAGGATATTTCTTGACCAAGGTGTTGATGGAAAGCATAATGTAGTCGGCGCGGTCCTTGGAGAGTCCAGAGACATTGGCGATAGATGCGACGTCGGTCTTGCTAGATGACTTGTTTTGCGCCAAGAGGAACTTCTCAAACTCAGCTTCGGTAACTTCAGGCTCCATCATCTCTTCACGATCTTCGTCGACCTTGACCACCGAGTCCTTTCCATCATCATCGCCTTCGTCGTCCTCGTCGCTGTCCTTGCCCTTGTTCTTGCCCTTGGGGTTCTCGTCGTCGCTCTTCTTGATAAAGCCCGCTTTCTTCATTTCATCAAGACCCATTGGCTCATTTTCGTCGTGTTTGAGTGTCTCCACGTGGTAGAGGCGATACTTGCCCTTCTTGAGTTTCTCAATGTCCTTGGTAGAAAGCTTGGTGAGCGCTCCATTTTTCACTCTGCCGTAAACACTCGCGGTCTTGATGTCCCAGGCATAACCATCAGTGTCGACTAGCACACCAAGATGCTTGTCCATAGTAACTTCGGGAGTTGTGGGCTTGGGCGTAGATGTCTCACTCTTCTTGGACTCCGTCGAGGTCGTTACAATCTCGATGACAAAAATCTTCTCCGAGCCCTTCTTGAAGTCAGTGATAAAGGGTTTGGGAAGCGTGACCTTATGCTTCTCAGCAAGACGCGCAAGAAGATCAATCAGCAAGTCGGGCTTGGAACGAACCTTAGCCTTGGCGGCTTCGATCTCCTGCTTGATAGGCTTCTTTTTCTTGTCCGAGTCATCGTCGCTTGACGAAGATGAAGAATCGTCTTTCTTCGAGGGCTTTTTCCTAGACTCCTCTTTCACTGCGATCACCACCTTTTTCTTGCCCTTGGACTTTTTCTTCTCGTCCTCATCATCGCTAGAGTCGTCGTCGCTATCCTTTTTCTTGTTTTTGCCCTTGGACTTTTTCTTCTCATCTTCATCATCACTGCTATCGCTAGAGTCGTCGTCGCTATCCTTTTTCTTCTTGTTCTTCGACTTTTTCTTCTCGTCCTCGCTAGAGTCGTCGTCGCTATCCTTTTTCTTGTTTTTGCCCTTGGACTTTTTCTTCTCATCTTCATCGTCACTGGAGTCGTCATCGCTGTCATTTTTCTTCTTGTCCTTGGACTTCTTCTTTGGCGCCTTGCCCTTCGGTGCGCTCTTTGTAGTTTTCTTGAGTTTCTTATCATCTTCGTCGCTGTCGCTATCATCACTTGATGAATCATCCTCCTCACTCGATTCTTCACTCGACTCGTCGTCGCTGTCCTTGGATTTGGACTTTTTCTTCTTCTTGTCTTCTTCGCTCGAGTCATCGTCGCTGTCCTTGGATTTGGACTTTTTCTTCTTCTTGTCTTCTTCGCTCGAGTCATCGTCGCTGTCCTTGGACTTTTTCTTTTTCTTCTTCTTGTCTTCTTCGCTAGATGACGACTCGTCATCACTAGACGATGAAGAGGACTCATCGTCGCTGTCCTTGGACTTGGACTTTTTCTTGTCTTCTTTCTTGGCGCCTTTTCCCGACTTGGCCTTTGTCTTCTTGTCGGATGCTTCCAAACGAGCAACCAACTCGGGCTTTCCTCCTCCGGTCGAGAGCTTACGCTTGGTAAGCATTTCACGGAGCTTTTCGTTCGTCATTTTTCCATACTTGGAGGCAGAAACAATCGCAGTAGTCTTCGCACGAGGCATGATTTGTATAAAGTGTACTAAGTCTTTATATAGCTGACACTACTTTTCATTTTTTTATCTACTCATACTATACACGTGTGTTAATATTTTTTTCACACTAAGTGTGAAAAATAAATATTTAGAGGATAGGTAATATCATCTCTTTCAAGTGCCAATCTTCACTCGAACCATCTGGGAAATGACGACGAACTACCAAAGTGGGTAGTTTTTGATCTATTTCCTCTTTTGCGAGTGTCAATGAATCATATGTAGTAACAGGAACGTTTGGAATCTCTCCCGATGAGAGTTGTAGTGCACGTGCAGTGATCAAACTAGAATACTCGTAGATGGTCATATACGGAGTAGTCTTTCGATTTTTCGTCTTTGTCTCTGACAAAGCGATGATGTCGAACGCCGACATTAAGTTTGGGTGGTGTCAAAGTCATTGACAATTTGTTTTTTCGATTTTTTTTAAATTAACTTAAAAAAGACGAAGGTAAAAAATAGAATGCAGTCAACAACATGTGATCATCGGTGGGATGAAGGCAAGTGCCTCTATTGCAACTACGACACAGCGTGGAAATACACATGTAAAGTTTGCAAAGAAACTAAGACCGAGATAACCCCTAACAAGTTTATGCGTACTACGTCAGTCGCGACTGATGTGAAGTGTACCGCAGTTGGTTACCTAGGTACCTAATTGCAATTGGCGGTCAAGATCGCAAGTAATCTTTACTCGATGTAAAGATTTAGTCGTTTTACAAGTCTGGAGCGGAAGATGAAGAAACAACATTGGCCCAGCTTGTACGCGGTTGTTCGGGAGATTGTTTTCGTTCATCTGCGTCAACCATGTCGGCCCAACTCGTGCTGGATTGAGGTTTGTTTGCGTCGTCGATATTCGGAGAATCAGCAATTCCGTCATTAATCACGGTATTGATAACATTCACTGCCTTGTGCATGAGTTCTCGTATTCTTTGTTGATTTTCGGTATCTTCAGCATCTTGTTCCTCGACGACACCAAGACCAAGTTCGTCAAGCATAATCGCCGCTACCTGCTTTTGTGCAAAACCAATATCACGAGTGTCAACGAAACGAGAGGTAGTGATCACGCTATAATTACGTATGGCGCCTGTCTGCGTCTGAACGGTAAAGTAAAGCTCGCACGTATACATTACACCATTACGAAATTTGTCCCATGAATATCGTACCTTGTAAAGACCTTGGGCACAAAGTTCTTCAAGTCGTACAACGGGGTCTTCTGAGCGGAGATTGATGGAGCGATCAGCGACTTTCGCATTGCGCGTTTGTCTGTAGGACTCCATTTTTAGATTATTGTAGGTATTTTCTTAAGTGGCTTTGCACGTGCAAGCGTAATGCAATAATTTTATTTATTGTATTTTTATTGATTTAGACAATGAACTTCTTGAGCTTCTTGTAAAGCGCGGGATCCTTTTCCTTGAGTTTGTTTGCCAAGTCCTTGTTGAGTACGCGACATGTCTCTTCGAGCTCCTTGATATTGTCCTTTTCCAGCACCAGCACCGACTCTACTCCTTGCTTGTCCTTTTTGGCCTCAGAATCTTGCACTCCAATCGCCACGGGCACTGAGCGCCCGCCAACACCAACAGGCAAAGTCATGAAAATCACGCCAGTGTCCGGATCTTCATGATTGCCCCACTTATTCTTTTGTGTGGTCAGCGGCTTTGTTTCGTCTTTCGCCTTAGACTTCGCTTTCTTATCGTTCTTTGCCTTGGGCTTCTCTTCTTCATCGTCGCTATCGTCGTCCTTCTTCGCCTTAGACTTGGATTTAGGCTTCGGCTTCTCTTCTTCATCTTCGTCGCTGTCGTCATCGTCATCCTTCTTCGCCTTAGACTTGGATTTCGGCTTCTCTTCTTCGTTGTCACTGTCGTCATCCTTCGTATTGCTCTTCTTCGCCTTTGGCTTCGGCTTCGGCTTCTCTTCGTCGCTGTCGTCGTCCTTCGTGGTCTTCTTTTTCTCACCTTCATTTTTCACAAGCGTCTTTCCGTTGAATGACTCTGAACAATGAGTTCGATCACCTGCATTACTCTCAAAAAGTACACGTGTGATCACATAATACTTGACCTTGGCTTCACGTAGCGCAGAAGTCAATTCATCCAAGCGTCCCTTGTCCGATACCACCCAGCCACTACCAAACTCCAAACCTTTGTTGAAACGAAGAAGACTCTTCTTGTCATTGATAGACTTGATTACCGTGTCCTTGATGGCCTTGGTGTCGCCAAAAAGTGCGTGAGACTTGGGCCCGTAGTTAAGCATGATCGCAACTTCGCCGCTCTCGTGAGCGACTTTGAGTTCGGATTTTTCCTTCTTAGTCACTTGGACGTTGGCAAATGTCTCCAGCGCCTTGGTAACCTTAGCCAAATCGACTTTGAGTTGGGTAGAAAGGTGTTCGGCGAGCGAAGACAGGTACTTTTGCACCAAGTCCGGGCGGATAACATCAAAAATCGTGGTAGACATGTGTGATAAAATAATCTACATTCACATAATAAAGTCATTGATAAATTTCATTTTTTTCAATACACGTCACGTACACACTTTCAATAATTTTTTACCTTGACATACTATAGAAATGAATTGGGTAGTGATTATTGTGATAGTTTTATTGATTGCGTTAATCACCGTCTTGGTATTTCTGATTACCAGAAAAAGTAGACAAAATCTACAACAGGGAACGATCACTACATTTTATCCATTTTCTGCAACCGTTGGTGCAGATGGCAGTGATTCGTATGTAGTTGGTCAAGATGGAAATGGTAATACGGTAAATCAGATTCAATGTCCTACAGGTTATACCGTAAACATCGTCAGTTCGTTTGTTCAACCCATCGACCCCTATGGATCGTGTATTCCCCCGATCGTCGATGGCGCTACATTAACATCAAACATGTCACCTCAACTTCAAGTTGGATGTGGAGTAAATTCTTCTGGTACAGCAATTTCACCTCCACCTTATGCTCAAGCTACGTGTACGCAAGACAGTGATTGTGGTGGTGTTAATTTTTCTTGCATAACACAGTCAGACAACAAAGGTCATTGTCAACTAAAAACGGTAAATGGTCAGTCCGACTGTACCACGCTTGACGCGAACACCTTAGCATTTGTTCCCTTTAGTACTGGCTCACAGGGCGTTTGTGTTGACAAAAATACGTGTTTCGGTATTTCTTATGGCGGCCCCAATTATTATGCAGCAGGTGTAGGTAACTATTTTTGTCTTACGCCTGTTGAAAATAGTGGAGGTAGTTGTGCTATTCGTAATACATCAGCGTATGTTTCTAAAGTTTGTAACGGTACTCAAAGTTGTAAGATCTCTACTAATCAGTTCGGTCCAGATCCTTGCGCTTTCGCACCTACTAGCTGCTTTGATTTGTCTAAAGGAACTGATGTAGATTTTACTTCTAGTCGCTTTACTAACGGCCATTCAGGTTTTTGCTCTCTTCCCTTCAATTATGGCTTTCCCGGTGGTACTCCGTCTATAGGCGGTCAGTCATCAACGGGTCCGTCTCAAGCCCCTAGCGTAAGTCTCGGTTACAAGTATTCGGGATTTTACACATGTGTTCCCTCTTGATCTATTTTTCATTTGTTAAAAAACCATGTCTAACTATAGACATGGGCGCGTCGATCGAAACTTTTGTGATCTTAGCGGTGCTCGCTATAGTCGTTATTCTCGTGATAACACTCGTTACTACCCATAACTTCAACAAGAAACTTAACACTATTACCTTTACTAAAGGTGCAAGTGGCGTTGCCGGTCAAACGATTAATATGTCATGTCCCGCCGATATGAATATTGACTATGGTGGTTCTAACGCCACTAATCGAGCAGTTTTGATTTGTTCGAATCTCATTAACACTAACGCTGCTGGACACGGAGCAGAAAACATGTTTTGCGATCCGTATTATCAAGAAAACGGTCAACTTACGAATTTCTTCAATCCGAGCACAACATCAGACATCACGGCATCAATGATCCAGACGTGTGCCGGAAAAAATACATGTTCGTACGTCATTCCCGCCAACTATGGGGGAACGCTTAATTCTCAAACATGTACAACAAATTGTGCAGCCACAGGCGGTCAACTTCAACTCATCTCTACCTACGACTGTGTTCCCGTATAAATTTATTTTTTCACTGTTAACAGTGAAAATCGTTCGACGTCTCTCGAGGTGATCTATAACGGTGACAACAACTTCAAGGTATCCATAAAATCTGGTGTATATACGCGTTGAAAAAACAATCGAATTCGTGACCACATAATTTCCTTTCGTGGTCTAGTGTTAAAAATCAACTGATGAAACTCGGACTCGTTAAACCACATAATAGAAGAAACTTCACTATTAGGATTGTGTTTCCAGTTAAAATTGTCACATGAGCGTGTCATCCAGTCTGCATCAATGTAGAGAAAGATAATTACTGCATCAGTGTGTTTGTCATGTAATGTTACACAGGTCAAAAGCTTTTCTGTAGTAAGCTCGAGGTCGAGAAAAACATTACTCGACTCTTCGTGAAATTCACGAAGCCCGGCGTCAAGAGCAGTTTCATCCTTACGGACACCGCCACCAAAGTCTCCGTATTCTTTAGTGTCGGTATGTCTCGATAAAAGGAAAAAAATCTCTTCATTGATCTTTGTGTAGGGAATAATGCCCGATCGTCGTGTCCGTGTCTTATAAATACTGTAACCGTAAATCATCATACTTTGTGCTAACATTTTAAGTGCAGGTTAGAATTTTTTCTCAATTTTTAAATTTCATTTCATTTTTGTGGAGGTAACAAGCGTCGAGAAGGAACTACTTCTGAGCGGAAATTTTCTCTTTCATCAATAATTTCTATCGTCGCACCTCGTTTTTCGTACCAATCACGGCAGCCTTTAGCCCTGGCGGTACCGTTCCAGTGATTATGAAGCATCCTATTATCATGTACAAAATGATAGATGATATTATTATCACAACGAACTCGTCCTTCGTATTGTTGAAGCAAGTCTGCCTTAACATCACACGCAATGATCAGCATCGTAAGGTCAGTCCGGTCAAACCCCGTTCCACACTTTTTCAACGACGATACCAACACACGAAGTTTACGGTCAATCTTACTCTTGCCTACGGAAAGTGCTGCATCTTCTCCTAATTCGATAAGCTTGTCGTAGACCATCTGAGACTGAATAATTCGATCAGAGAGAATAAGTATACATTCTTTTGGATGTTTAAGAACGAGTCCTACGATAAGATCAGCAAGTTCTTCACTTGCAGCAAGCGAATTGACCAAGGTTGACCACTTTGGCACTGTTTGACCATTAACACGCATGTATTCAATGGTCGGCTTGATCTTCGTAAAATAGCCTATGACCTTGAATTCTTTAGTTTCTTCGCGAACAAAGTAAGTTTTACGTGGACCGAAAGACAAATAGAGAAGTGAATGTAAACCGTCAGTACGCTTAGGTGTAGCAGAAAGTCCAAGCAAGTACTTTGGTCTAAACTTCAAAAGTGACTTGGTCAACGCGGTGACTGTAGAAATATGAGCTTCGTCAAAGATCACCAATCCAATATCCGAAAGATCATCTTTCGACATTAGCTCTGCCTTCTTTACACCAAAGATCAAAACGTCCGCGCGAGGATCAATAGCCTTCGAACCTCGAACGCGTTGAACAGTGGCCGTACTGAACTTAGTGTATTCATCTATCCATTGTTCATTGACCGAGTCCAAGTGACAAACAATAGCAGTCTTCAAGCCCAACTCTGACGAAATGTAATTTCCACATGAAGTTTTTCCGAACCCCGGGAAGGCCGCGATAAATGCGACATGGTCACGGTGAAGACGCTTAAGCGCCGCCTTAACTACCACGTCTTGATCACGCTTACCTTTGGGATCTGTGTCAAGCGTATACATTTGCTTTTTACAAGTAAAAGATGCTTTTGCGTGTCTCTTGTTGGGAAAGGTTTCATAAAACAACGGCCACGTAGATAAGGGCACATATACTTCATTCTTTTTAACATTTGTAGCATAACAAGGAATCTCCGGCGGCGATAGATTGTACTGCGTCGGCGTAGGTTTTACAGTACACCTATCAATAATTTCTTGAATCTTCTTTGAACCAATATCAAGAGAAAGTGCAATGGACATCACGAGCGAGTGCGAACGTAGTGCGAACGTAGTGAACAACTGAATTAATCTTCAGTATATTGACAACTTTTGCCGAGGCCGAAACGAGTTTTCCTTTTTCTCAAATACGCTTGACTTGGTGTATATGTCGCTGTAAGATTAGTTGGAGCATTAGGTGTACCTGGAGGAGACGGAGCCGTACACGTAGTAGTTGCACATACAGAGTTTGATCCGCCCCAAGTTCCTGTGCAGTCACTTTGAGTAATACCATCAGTACACGTTCCGTTGAGACAACATGAACCGACGGGCAGTGTAGGTGACGGTGGCGGCGTTCCCGCATCGTGATAGAGTAAAATGCCAATTCCCGCTATACTGAGCAAAAGAACAATAGCAAAAACGATTAAAAGTATAGATAGCGAATCGACCATTTTGTTCTAGGACAACATAATCTTAGACAACAACTTTGTTGTCTAATTTTTCTACTAAACATTAATAACCGTACGAAAAGTTACAGAATAGCGAATACCACGAGCTACACGCATGCCGTCAATAATATCATTCTTTCTTCCTTTCATTTCGTGTTTCCATTCTGATCGCGACGGGCCAGACATAATGTATAACGAATTTGGCTGCGTGTAAACATCTACAGTATCATCTTCGCGTGTGAAGGTCATCGTCGCGCCAGAGCCAAGAGTAAAACAACATACATAATCTCCATAGTCATTATTGTCTATGTGTGCTCCTATACCCTGTCCGGGTTCATAGCGATTGATAATACATTGTTGAAGTTTTTGATTTTTAGGAAGAATATTAAGTTTGTGAAGAATCTTCACATATTTTTTAATCGTCGAGGGAAATGATACAGTAGGTTCGGTGACTGAACCTGTACGATAATTGTAAGCGTAACCAAAATGCATGACTTGTCGCGACTTTTCTCCGCTTCCCACAGAAAACCATTTAGCGTCGCTATCATCTTCAAAAAACTTCATTGTTTCGCTCTCGAGATCGCGCGGAACAATGTTTGGAATATAATGTAATCCACGAAGGATCGGATGAAGAAAGTCCACAAGTACATAGCCTTCACTATCAAGCATTTGTGTAAAAGTGTGTAGAGTGTGTAAAGTAATAAAATCATAAAATGAAGTTTCAATTTTATCAAATGTTGATAAAAAATAACAATGACTGACAACAAGATTTGGGTAATTATTTTCGTCATCTTCTCGGTGATCCTTCTTATCATTTATTGCAAGCGTTGTACAGCAGAAGGCTTCGGTGGAGGTCACGGAGGTCACGGAGGTCACGGAGGTGGAGGGCACAGTGGTCACGGAGGTGGAGGGCACGGTGGAGCACACGGAGGTCACATGTGGCACGGAGGCGGTCACCGTTACGAAAGTACGTATCCGTGGTGGTGGAATAATCCGCTCTATTATACGACAACTAATGTGAGCAATGTAGACCCATGCAATTGCTTTGATCGTTACAAAGGATGCATCGATGGAGGTCAAGAGAAGAAGATATGTGAGACGAAACTTGCCGAGTGTGCGGACAGGTCACGGTCGGGCACGTGTTGAAGAATGATAAACCTTACATATGTAAGGTTAATCCGACGAATATCAAATAGTAAACACCGATGGCAATTGAGTAGTAACTTCATGCGGAAGATTAGCGAATTTTATTATCCTCCATGAGTTTCCTTCGCTAATTGGAAGGTCTTCGAAAAGACGAAGGCCAAGATCAAAAAAGTTGTCACGATTGTAGAGAAAATTTGTCAACGGAGCGTGTGTAGGATTATAGGGCAAGGTAATCATGCCCGTCACGCGGGTTGGTAAACCTTGTTTTTTGTTGTCTTCGCTAAGACGACGAAGACGTCGCATGTAGAGATTGACGATTGTTGAAGCAAGTTCAGCATCTTGACAAACATATTCAATGCAAAGTTTGGCTTGACCTTTGGTGTTTTTGGAAATGCTTACCAGCGCCCAATGTGTTGGTTGCGTCATCAGACTTGATATATGCAATTTATGTTTGAACATAAATTTTTTCATTTTTTCCTTAGAGTTCGACCTTTTGCTTGAGCACTATCATTGCACGCTTAACTAGCTTGGTGATGGTAATGTCGCTAATTTCGGCTTTGATTGCGAATTGCGTTCGAGAAAGACCTAACTTGCGCTTAATTCGCGGGAAAAGACAAAGATAGAGAAAAACTATAGCCGCAGCTACAGACTGAGGATTGCTTCGGATAAGAATCTCATCAGTACTCTCTAGCGTATTGGCAATGAGAATCACCGACGGAAGGTGCTTGTTCTCGAGACCTACCTTCTTCATCACGCGCCAAACAAGATCGGCTGGACGAATGGTTTCTGTGAGATCTTCGGGAAATTTGCTATAGTATTGATGAATGCCCTCAGACATTGCTTGCTTGTCAAGACCAAACATCAACCTAACTTCCTCTGCCGTTCGTATTTCGCCATTTTTGCGAAGAGTAAACATCAAACATGCGGCGACTCGAGCCTTGCGTCCTTTGCCTCGAACAGTTTGATTGCCTACAAGTTTACGATAACGTTCTTCTGTAGCTTTACGGATTGAAAGTGGAATGTGTTCAAGCTTACAATCAACGAAAACCTTGTCGATAGATTTTTGATCATTCTTTTTCGACTGATGACAACGAGAAGGATCGCCATTGCGCTGATCGCTGTAATAACGCCATTCCGGGTCAAAGTTAAGAATTTCGGTTTCACAACCGCATGAACGGCAGATATTTCTACCGCTCTCGACAAAGTAGTTTTCATGAGAACAATTTCCATCTTCAATCACTTCTTTCGTGCATTTGCGGATATTGCGCCGGAGAAGCTTGGTGGAACCTTCACCAAAGATACTCAGAAATTCTTCTTCAAGTGACTGCATTATATCTTGTGCCTAGCACCACAAGATAATTTTTGGTTTTCACTTTTTTCTATTCTTTCTGGGCTTGGTCTTGATGACCTTTCGATTCTCATTATCGTTCTTGAGCTCAGATTCATAGGTGATGACTTCGATATTCTTTACGTAAATGTGAATTTCGCCCATAGTAGAGTTTTGAAGGCACGCAGTCATACAAATCTTCAGCGGAATACGATTATTGCCAAGAGGAGCATAAAATTGTATCGATGACGCAAGACCAGGAAGCTTGATAAGATAGGTAAAAATCGAAGAGTGAAAACTCGATGCATAGATTTCTGTCGTGTCCTTGTAATCGTCATCTTCACCGCCTTCACCGCCTTCGTCTTCGCCGCCGTCATCCTCATCCTCATCCTCAACATAGTCAGAATCTACTTTCTCGCCAAACTTTAGCTTAGAACCGTAAACGCAACCAGAATCGTTAGAGAATTTAAGATAATGACTACCTTGCATCTTGATATCCAGTGTCTTGCTAGAAGAGACGAGTTTCTTGATGCCTTGGAAGTCAGTTCCAGAAATTACCTTGGGCACTGCATAATCATACGTTGGCAACTGCATAATCTTGTAGTCAGCCTCAACTTGATAGGCAAGAGAAATTGTTTCGGACTTTGCAGACGAACCCTTTTGAGCGTTTTCTGGCTTGATGATGATCTTGAGTTTTTTCTCGCCCTTAGTATTTTCGCTGATCGAGATGGTTAAGGTATTTTTCTTCTTGATGTTTTTCAGCAACATCTTGAAATGCTTGAGATTAACGGAGATCGTTTGCGACGTCTTGCATTCATACTTGAGAAAATTCTCTCGAGGAAGATTAACATTGAAGAGTATAGTGTTATCGGTGTCAATTTGTCTAATGAGGATACCCTTTTTGCTCAAGTTAAAATAACCTCGTTGAAGAGGACTAACCATGCAATCTACAAGTACCTTCCAGATATAACCCTTGCTAGTTTCACAGAGAAACTCGTGTGTTGCCATTTTGAATGAAAGAATTAGACTTTTAAGTCGAGGATAAATTAAAAAATCATTCGAGTTAAAAGATCGTCTATAAGTTCCAATGTCATTAGAACGAAGACTTTTCACCGGCATTGCCGAGTATGAAGAACGCAGTGATCACAGAATAGCATGTACAAATTATTATATACTAAAAATTACATTCGAAACGCCTACAAAACTCTCTAGATATGCCAAAGCCTTATTGAAGGAAACAAGAGAACACCAGGCGCTCGTAGCGTACGTCTTTGACATTGATATTATAATACTTTACTCATCTAGAGAAGAAGATCAAGAACATTTCCTTAGAGGCAGTCATCAACAACTTTGCTCTCATTATGCTTCGTATTTTTCACTTAAGCACTCGATACCGGCAAAGTGCTCAATCGTGGAATTCGAGAATCGCATGATGGTCTTTGCGTATTTTCAGTGTAAGGTTTTCGAAAATACCAAGAGCGCAATTGACAAGGCTTCGAAAAACAAGATCAATAGTTCGAGATATCCTTATACCGAATGCATCAAACTACTTAACGAGAAAGGCATCGATTGGGAAAATATACCTAAAGCCGAGCGCTTCGGTGTTTTCTACAAATATGATGCATATGAAAAGAAGATCGTAACGTTATCTGAGATGATTCGCGTAAAGGACTCCGACAAATACTTAACATTTCTTTTCAATCTATAATTCGACACTTCTTATAGGATATCCTATAAGAAACACAATGAAATGAATTACGCTACGGTCTCTGCCTTCTTTTTGTCGTTGTTGGGCTTCGTTTCATCGTTGCTGGGAATTAGCGAATTCATCGCGCCTTGCAAGCTGCCCACCATCTTCTTGATGTCAAGGCTGCCATTTTCCAAACCACTGTTGATACCGCCAATCATGTCTTGAATTACTCCTCCTTGGAGAAGACCTACCATAGCTTGCGTAGGATTAGAAGGATCGAGACCTTCCATCGTACCGCGCGCCTTAGAAACAATAGATGCAACAAAACGTCCTTCACTGGTTGTCGTGTCGACAGGAATGCCAGAAAGGAATGATTTGTCTCCTCCAGCGGCAGCGGCCGCCGCTGCGGCAAAAGGAATCTTGGAAAGCTCATCGAATTTAGTGTCCTTGGGAATAAGGATAGCACTAATGGTCAGCAAATGAGAGCGAATAACAGCAAGCGTATCGTCGTCAGCCTTGTTGCAAAAATACGAGATGTCAATGTAAATCTTCTTATTCGTACCATAAGCGATTTGCGTATTTTGCGGAAGCGTCTTGAGCTTATCGTCAATGAGATTGGTGTCATAGATTCTCAAAAACACATCAAAGCCAATAATGAATTTTCTCATAGCTTCGGTATCTTCTGGCTTGACATGTTGAAGAAGACGATGGTAAAGAGAAAATGCCTTGTTGTTGGAAAAAACAGAATGCAAGTCGTCGACAAAAGTCTTGATAGCAGAAAATGTCTCGACCGCGTTATCCTTCTTAGCTGTCGCCATTGAATAATTTGTTCATATTTTTAACTTGACCCAAAGTAATTATGACGGCAATTTTTGTGATCTTCTTACTCTTGATTTTTATCTTGCTTTGTGTTCTTCGCCGTGACCGTGAAAGATACATGATTGGGCATCTTCAGGCTGGAGGCGTCGCAGGGCCCATGCCAAGCGTCGGCAGTGCATATTATAACTTTCTCGAAGGTGACTCGAGCGTAGAAGGCTATGCACCTCCGAACTGCCCTTATGGCTGTCCTGCAGCATGCCCTTATGGATGCCAAAAAGGTCAATGTCAAGTTAACTGTCCCCATTTTTCAAAGGACGATACGCTCGAGGCGCAAGCAATGATCAGTGGATGTGCTTCGGCTTATTGAAAACCTCAAAACCTTGAAAATGCAACACTTGTTGCATTTATTTGTTGCATTATCAATACGGCACTGTCAAAAATACAAGAAAATCTTTCAAGTTTATTTCTTTAACCCATTTTATTAATCTCTGTAACATAGATTAACAATGACTTTTAGTCGAAAAAAGATCGGCCAACAAAGATGATCGACTTCTTT